TTTTATATATGGGGGTGGGTGCCCTGAAACCCGAATCCGAAGTGGGGTACTCGTCTCGGGATGGGGGGCACCCCCGTACTCCTCAGTCTCAGAGCAGTTTTGCAAAATTTTTTTTAGTAGTTTTGCAAAATTTTTTTAGTAGTTTTGCAGAATTTTCCTTAGCAGTCCCGTAAAATTTTTTTTAGTAGTTTTGCAAAATTTTCCTTAGTAGTTTTGCAAAAAAATTAATAAAATTTTATAGTACGTTTTTTATATAGCGGGAAGTTGCATGTTAACGAAGCAGGAAGAGGACTATATCTCCGGGATTGCTGCGGGGCTAACGCCTCCGCAAGCAGCGAAGAAAGTGGGCTACACGAAGCCGTTAGCGTCGAAGGAAGTGCAGCGCCGCCTTCAGCAGCTAACTAGGAACGCAAAAGATCGGCAGAAGTTTTCGAGAAGGCGCGTCGATGAGATGATACAGCGAGCATACGATGTAGCAGAGATGACGGACGACGCGGGCTCGATGGTTAGAGCTGTCGGCGAGATTAATAAGATGAATGGTTTTTATGCGCCAGAAGAGCATATTGTTAGTCGCCAAGGGCAGAGAGTGTTAACTGCGTTGGGTGGGATGAGCACGGAAGAGTTAATACGTTTAGCGGATGCGGATGTGATTGAAGGGGAAGTACTTAATGGCGACGGGTAGAAAGCGCACTGTTGAAGAACAGGTTAGGGATCGGAAGATAGAGAAGGAAGTGGCCCTAGGAGTGGAGCGCAAAATGAAACGCGCTCGACATAATAAGAAACATAATTTGCTTAGGGCGAAGAAAGCTAAGGCGGAAAAGAAGCAGCGGGAAGAGATAGTGCCTGTAGAAGCCAGCGCACAACGCAAGCTTCGTGCGCAGCAGCGAGAACAGTTAGCGAAGAAGGCGGTGACGCAAGAGTCTAGGGAGTTAGCGCGGAGGGAGTTAGCGCGGAGGGATTTGATTAGGTTCTCGAAGAGGTTCATGCCGGCGTATGACCCTGGATGGGTGCATGAGGACATAGCAACGCGGTTAGTGCAGTTCATGAAGGATATTGAGGATAAGAAGAGTCCAAGGTTGATGTTGTTCATGCCTCCTAGACATGGCAAGAGTCAGTTGGCGAGTATCTTCTTCCCTGCGTTTTTGTTGGGGCACCACCCTGAGTTTGAGATCATAGCAAGTAGCTACGCTGTGAGCCTGCCCTTGGGGTTCTCGAGGAAGGTGAAGGCGTTGATTGAGACGGCTGGGTATCAGGCTCTCTTCCCGAAGACTAAGCTGAACAAGAATAGTCAGGCGGCGGAGGCTTGGCTAACTACTGAGGCCGGGGGATATGTAGCTGCTGGGGTTGGCGGCGGGATTACAGGAAAGGGGTCACATTGCATGGTTGCCACCTTGACAGTGCACACCCTCCGGGGGATAATACCTATAGCGCAAGTTCGCGTCGGAGACGAGGTATTAGGGTATGACCACGAAGAAGGACGGCAAGTTTGGGCAAGAGTTAAAGCGGTTTCAGCCGCCCGTAAGACTTCCTTTGTTAAAGTCGGAGATGTCAGGTGCACACCAGATCATCGAATATGGACTAAAGGTAGGGGATACGTACCTGCTGGGGAACTCAGAGCAAGTGATGATCTTGTTACGATGCGCCCACTGCAACCAGGAGTTTCAGCGGAAGCTGAAAGAACACACCCGCAGCAAGTCCGCTCTTGTAGACAGCACGAAGCAGAAAACGTACTGCAATCAAGAGTGCTCGAGAAAAGGGTTGGCTATGTACAGCAAGACGACGTGCACGTGTGGGAAGAAGAAAGCCCCTCATGCCAACACCTGTCAGGGGTGCTACGTGGATGGGCTAAAAGCATCACACGTCCGTTTGACTTGCCGATGCTGCGCGAAAGAGTTCAAGCGAGCGCGAGGAGAGTACAACAAAGCCATACGAAATCATGGGGAGGGCGTAAATTTCTTTTGCTCCAATGGATGCAACAAAACTTTCAGACGTACTTTGTCTGCTGCCCCGCCGAAATCGCAAGGAGCGTGCTTGAATTGCCAGTCTCCCATTACGACGAGGGGCACAGGGCGAAAGTATTGCTGCCACAAGTGCTATATAGACCACAAGAAGGCTTCAGTATCCGCCAAAGAATATGTAGGGTACTCAGGGGATTGGGCTTTAAAGAAAGTCAAAACAGTGGCGAGAGATCAACAGTGCCGTTTGTGCCAGACTACGACAGCTCTGGAAGTACACCATATAGACCACAAAGCGGAGAACCACAGCTTGACGAATCTGTTGACGCTGTGTCGAGCTTGCCACATGTCATATCATCACAAATCGGAGTCAGCGCGGGAGACCTTCAGAGCAGTGTTCGAGGACATGGTGAAGATGTAGTAGATATACAGACGGGGACGGGGAACTTCTTCGCTGAGGGTATATTAGTACATAACTGTTTTATTATTGATGACCCTGTTAAGGATGCGCAAGAGGCGGATTCTGAGACGACGAGGGCTAGTACTTGGGATTGGTGGGGGTCAACGGCGAAGACACGACTCGCACCGGGCGGCGGCGTGCTTTGTATACAGACAAGATGGCATGACGATGATCTGAGCGGGAAGTTAATCTCGCAACAGCATCAGCAAGAAGCGGAACTCGGTGAGTTGATCGAAGATGCAGAGCATAGGCTCGCTCTGCTAACTCGTACTAGTGATGAAGCGCGTAAAACATATTCTGAGCTGGAGATGTACAAAGCGGAGCTAGCTACTATCGATCGATGGGAGGTAGTGTCGTTCCCGGCAATAGCGATGGAGCCTGAGTTTAGGCATGTAGACACGAGAGAGATTAAAAGAGTTAGCGAGTTTGAAAGCCCTGAGTTAATTCCGGGCGGGTTTGAGTTGCTGCGGGATATTAACGAACCGCTACACGAGAGCAGGTTCCCATGGCATCGGTTGATGAACATGAAGAGATCGATGCAGCCTAGACATTGGTCTGCGCTATACCAGCAGAATCCTGTACCGGATGAAGGAGAATATTTTCAGAAGAGTATGTTCAGGTCAACACACGGCGTAGTAGACACGAAGGGGATGCATGTGTACGCAGCATGGGATTTGGCGATTGGTCAGAAACAAACGAACGACTTCACGGTTGGGGTCGTCGTAGCGTTGGATCATAACGACATTATCCATATACTCGATGTAGTTAGGTTTAGAGGAGATAGCTTTGCGATAGTGGAAGCGATACTCGATGTGGAGAACCGGTACTCTCCTGTGTTGACGGGGATCGAGAAAGGCCACTTGGAGATGGCTATTAAGCCTCAGATGGATAGAAGAGTACGGGAAAGGAAGCTGTATCCTACTTTCGCGGAAGGGAAAGAAGCGCTGGTGCCCATAACGGATAAGATTTTACGTGCGCGCCCGTTGCAAGGGAGGATGCAGCAAGGTATGGTTCACTTTCCTGCTAACCAGCCGTGGGTTGAAACGTTGCAGCAAGAAATGCTAAGATTTCCCGGCGGGGTGCATGACGATCAAGTCGATGCATTGGCGTGGGTTGTTAGGCTGTTATTGAAACGGACGGCACCTAGCGCACATGGTAAAGTACGTAAGATCAAGTCGTGGAAAGATCGGTTACCCGGTTTAATGCGAGGAGCCCGCACTCCGATGGGAGCATAACTAATATGAGAACTCAATGCCTGTAAATTATCAGCTTGCCCAAGAGACATACCTCCGGTATGCCCAAGCCCGCGATAGCGGCCATCTGGACTATGTTAAAAAAGCTGATAAGTGTGAGGAATACTTCCGTGGTGTGCAGTGGGACCCCATCACGAAAAGGCAGTTAGAAGCACAGGGGAAACCTGTCCTCACTATTAATAAAGTTCTAGCTACTATTGCGGCAGTAATGGGGGAGCAGCTGAACAACCGAGCGGACATATCGTTTAGGCCACTACGAGACGGCACCCAAGAGGTGTCAGACGCGTTGACTAAAGTGTATGCGCAGATTACTAACGAGAACAAGCTCGACTGGCTTGAATCTGAAGTTGCAGCTGATGGGTTCATCACAGGACGTGGATTCTATGACATCCGCGCATCGTTCGATGACCACATGCAGGGTGAGGTCGACATTAGACGGCTGAATCCAAGGAACGTACTAATTGATCCGGATGCGGAAGATTATGATCCGGACACGTGGAAAGAAGTATTCGTAACTAAGTGGATGACCATCGATGACATTGCACAACTATATAACGAAGCTGATGCAAAGTATCTCGGGGCGAAGGGGTCGAGTGAGTTCAAGTATGGCTACGATTCGATTGAGAGATTCCATGGCTCTTTCGGCGGTAATGCTTATCCTATCGAATCGCCGTATGACATCGACAATTTGCGCAGACGTTATCGCGTTATTGAAAGACAACATAAGAAATGGCGCAACGCATGGCACTTTGTTGACATCGCGACAGGTGATATCCGCCCTATACCTGATACATGGACGAAAGCGCGTAGGGAAGTAGTAGCTAAAGAATATGACCTAGGACTAGTCCGTAAAATGGTCGAACAGATTCGCTGGACCGTTACTTGCGATGATGTGGTGTTATTCGATGAGTGGAGTCCATACCTCCACTTCTCGGTGATGCCATATTTCCCGTACTTGCGTAACGGCCGTACGATCGGGCTAGTAGAGAACTTAATCTCGCCGCAAGATCAGCTAAATAAAACTTCGAGCCAAGAGCTGCACATTATTAACACGACCGCTAACAGTGGTTGGAAGGTTAAGACCGGTGCGCTGCAAAACATGGACATTGAAGACCTAGAACAGCGTGGCGCCGAGACAGGCGTGGTGTTTGAGCTAGATGACATAGGCAACATGGAGAAACTGACTCCTAACCAAGTCCCAACGGGGCTCGACCGTGTTTCCTATAAGTCTGATGAGTACATTAAGGAGATATCAGGGGTTTCCGACTCGTCACGTGGTTTCGACCGCGCAGACGTAGCCGCTAAAGCGATCCAAGCTAAGAAAGCTGCTGGCTCAGTGAATTTAGCCAAGCCAATGGATAACTTAAACCGGACTCGCCACTTATTGGCTGTTAGAGTGTTAGACATTGTCCAAGAGTATTACACTGAAGAGAGACTAGTGAATATCACAGGCGGTGGGCTAAATGATAGCTCTGAGCAAATGCAGGTTAACCAAACTACCCCGGAAGGGACTATTGTTAACGATCTGACCATCGGTGAGTATGATGTAGTCGTTACCACTGTGCCAGCACGGGCTAACTTCGAAGAAACACAGTTTCAAGAAGCGTTGGAGCTTCGCCAACTAGGGATTCAGATTCCTGATGCGGTTCTAGTAGAAAATAGCCATCTATCGCGCAAAGCTGAGATTGCTGCGGAAATTAAAGCAGCAAACGGTGGTGGCGAGAAGTCTGAAGAGGATCAGCAGATAGCTAAGATAGAATTGCAGCTTAAACAGCTTGAAGTAGCTGAGATGCAAGCCAAGAACAAAGAAACAGAGGCGAAGGCTGCTTCTGCACTCGTGGCAGCTAAGAAAGACGCCTTCGAGATGGAGAAACCGCCTGCGCAAGACAACACTGTGGCAATTGAGCGCGCTAAGCTGCAGTTAGAGCGAGCAAAGATGCAAGCAGAGATTAAGTTAAAGCGCGACGAGTTGGTAGCAACTCTTCAGCTGAAACGGGAAGAATTAGATGCGAAAATCGAGCTTAATAAGCAAGAAGCCGCAGCTAAAGCGAAGTTAGCCCATAACGAGGCTATTGTAGAAACTAAATCAGAAGAAGGAAGTGAAAAATGAGTGCAGAAGCAGAAGTAGAAGTAGAAATTCCTGAAGAGGAAGAAAATCGCGGCGATGAAGTAGCAGTTACGGAAGAAGAAGCCGCCGTTGCCGAAGGCGAAGGCGAAGCTCCTGCAGAGGAAGCCGCGCAGGAAGAAGCCCCAGCTAAACCTTATATGGTGCCTAAGTATCGTATGGACTCTCTGAAACAGCGACTTGAAGCTGCAGAAGCGCGTGCCACGGAAGCTGAAGCTAAATTGAGTGGTGCTGAAGCCCCAGCTGCCCCAGCTTCGTCCGATGAGACCCTTATCGATATAGATCGTAAGCAAGCAGCAGCTACAGCAGAAGGCGACTATGAATTGGCGGCGAAGCTTGCAGGACAGGCTCGTGCGCTAGAGCGAGAGCTTACTATTGAGCAAAGTACCCAAGCGGCTACTTCGGCGCGTGATGAAGCTCTACAGAGCGTAGCGCTGGATAGGGCTATCGAAGAGCTAACTACAGCTAACCCTATTTTCGACCCTAATGCGGATGTCTATGACCAAGCTGTTGTAGATGATGTGTTAGCGTTGCAAAGGGATCTGATGGCAGCCGGGAATTCCCCGTCTGACGCATTGATTCGCAGTGTTAGCTATATCATCCCTCATGCAGAGGCGCCAATCCCCGAAACTACAGAGAGAGTTACCAACGTGACTAAGAATGTAGACGCGGCGAACAGGCAACCTCCTTCTAATGCGTCCGTTGGGATGGATAGTGATAAGGTTGGGGCTACTGCTACAGGAGATGTATCGAAACTTACAGAAGCTGAGTTCGATGCACTGCCTGAAGCTACTGTACGCCGTATGCGTGGAGACATGGCTTAATTGTTGACAGCTTTTACCCCATAGGCTAGTATCCAAACTAGCCTATGGGCTATTCGAATCCTGCAGCGATAAGTGGGACGAGGAACGCACCCTCGTAAAATAATCGATAATCGAACTGAACGACGCGATAGGTCGGACATTAACTAGATTTTTTGATTACATTTACGAGGATACCATCATGGCACAGACTAATTTTGCCGCGTTGACCGACGAGGAAAAGACCGTATGGTCGAGAGAACTCTGGAAAGCAGCGCGTAACAACTCATTTATGACTAAATTCCTTGGGGATGGCAATGGCGCCATGATCCAACGAATTAAAGAACTTACTAAAACTGAAAAAGGCGCTCGCGCTGTTATCACCCTAGTTGCTGATCTTGAAGGCGATGGTGTTGCAGGGGATCGTCAGTTGGAAGGCAACGAAGAAGCTGGTAAAGCTTACGACCAAGTCATTCAGCTCGATCAGTTACGTCACGCTCAGCGTCACGAAGGCCGTATGGCAGAACAACGTTCTGTTGTATCGTTCCGTGAATCAGCTCGCGATGTTCTAGCATACTGGCTTGCCGATCGTTGCGATCAGCTAGCGTTCTTGACACTATCTGGTGTCGATTACAGTATGAAGACTAACGGTGTTGCTCGTGTAGGATCGGATTTCCCTTTCCTAGATTTCAACGCTGATGTCACAGCTCCTTCTGCGAACCGTCATCGTGTATGGCGTAATGGCGCACTTGCTGATAGCTCTGAGCAAAGCAACTTAACTGCTACTGATACTCCTACATGGGGTATGTTGGTAGAAGCTAAAGCTTACGCTAAAGACAACTATGTCCGTCCGATTCGCGGCGATCAAGGCATGGAACTCTACAACGTATTCATGACTCCTCAAGGTATTGCTAAACTGAAACAGGATAGTGATTTCTTGGCTGCATGGCGTAATGCAATGCCGCGTAGTTCTAGCAACCCTCTATTCAAAGGTACTGAAGTCATCTATGTTGATGGCCTAGCTATTTATGAATATCGCCACGTTTACAACACTAAAGGTGCTGCAAGCGGATCGAAATGGGGCGTTGGCGGCGCAATTGATGGTCAACGTACTCTAATCTGTGGTTCACAGGCTATGGGTTTCGCTGATATCGAAACACCTACATGGGTCGAGAAAGACTTTGACTTCGGCAACCAACAGGGTATCTCTACAGGTAAAATTGTAGGCTATAAGAAACCTGTGTTTAAGAGCCAAGTTTCAAGTACTGACGAAGATTTCGGGGTTATCTGCCTCGATACCGCCATTTAATTTTAGGAGAATATAATGCCTATTACTCAGGATTCTGGACGGCAGTGGCCTTTGACCGCCCGCGTCGATTTCGGATACTCAGATCTTACATCAGGCTCTGATGACGTAGCTCTTACCCTACCGGGTGGCGCTACTGTTATCGGCGGTGAATTGATGTTGGATACTGCTTTTAACTCTGCAACTTCCGATGTAGCAACTATCGGAGACGCAGGATCTGCAACACGTTACCTAAGCAGCACAAGTATCGCAGCAACAGGACGTACCGCACTTGCTCTTTCCGGGTATACAACAACTGCTCCAACAGATGTTAATGTATCTTGGACTGGAGTCGGGGCTGTGCCAACTGCTGGTGCAGGTACCTTGACTGTTACTTATGTACTAGCCGGTCGCTCTAACGAGAATGGCTAAACGTATTCGGCCGTAAGGACGATAGGAGAACAATGGTGGGTTCCCACTTCCTTCCCTACCATTGTTCTCCGCTTTTAATAAGGAATAAAAAATGGAATTAGTAACAAACAGAGATTGTATCGTGCGCACAACTGCTGGGCATGTCGTGGCCTTCAAAGCGAATAAGCCTAGAAATGTCCCCGGAGCAATCGTAGAACAATGTATGGCTATCGGAGCTATTCCGACTAAACCCGAGAAAGTTAAGATAGCTAAAGCGGCGCTCATTATAGATGAGAAACCTATTCCTATAGGTACCGCACGTAAAAACGTAATAGTAGAAGCTATTAGGCTTTTAGTAACGCGCAATGCACGCAACGATTTTTCTGCTTCTGGCATCCCCACTCTTCCAGCCATTAACAATGTGGTTGGTTTTGAGGTTGATGTGAAAGAACGAAACACGTTGTGGGCAGAGATCCAACCTGAGATCGTATAGTGGCTTACACGGTAGAAGATTTATTAGGTTTATTCCGTAGAGACTTAGACGATGAAGTCGAAGACTATCTCTGGAGCGATGAAGACTTCTACCGTTATCTAGACGAAGCGCAGCAGGAATTTGCTAGGCTTACTGATAAGCTCCGCCCTGCTCCTCTCACTATCCCCGTCGTAGCTGGAGATCCGTTTATAGCTATCCCTGATTATGTAGAGAAGATACGTGAACTACGTCTTACCTCTACACTTCGGCCCTTAGCGAAACGCAACTATAACGAACTATATGATGACTCCATAGCTAATTTGTACGGCGAAGAACTATTAGACTGGAAAACCTCAGTGGGTACACCAACTCATTACGTAGCTGACGAACGCCAAGACGCTGTTCGTTTAGTACCGCAGCCTATTGCAGATGATGCTGTCACACTTACGTTTATCGGAGTGCCGAGTATCTTTATTGAAGATGAAGATGCGGTGCTAACAGTCACAGAACGTACGGATCAACGTGCGCTTTTGCTACATTGCAAAGCTCAAGCATACGAAAAACACGATACTGATATCGCTAATGCTAATTTATCGGATAATTTTTACGGTAAATTCGATGACTTCTGCAGAGAAGTAAAGAAACGCGAGAAACGCAAAAACCGTAGGCCCGGCACTGTTCGATACGGCGGCCTATGAAGGTAACCAAATTTAAAGGTGTTAACAATGTAGCTGACCAGACAGCCCTTACCCTCGGCAATAGAGGAGTTATGGAGCTGCGAGAAGGGGTAAATGTTGACATAGATAATGATAGTAAACTTTCAAGGCGCGATGGATACGCTTTAAAAACTGCTGGCAATGTTACGCACCTATGGAGTAAAGGAGAATATTGTTTCTATGTAAGAGACAGCAACTTGTACCGGTATACTGGCACAGAAGAACTTCTTCTAACAAACATCAATAACGTCTCATATTGCTTAGTTAATGACGTTGCGTATATTTCTACCGGGAGCAGTACTTATATATACGACAGCAGTTTCCGTAACATAACCCTCGATGCTCCGACTATATCAGCAGTAGGGATTACAGATGGTCCATTACCCGCAGGGAAGTACAACTTCGCGATAACTAAGGTTTCAGATGGCGGATATGAGAGTGCCGTCTCTAAAGTAAATAACCCAGTAACTGTATCGCTAGCAAGCACGTTTACTGTCACTGTTTCCGTAGCATCGGAGCAACAGAACGTTTACATGACTACTACTGACGGCGATACATTTTATCTCGTTGGCACTATCCCGATAGGGGATACCACATTAATAATTACCCGAAGCACTTCGACAATTCCTCTGGCTATATTAGACACAGAGTGTTTAGCTGGCGGAGACAACTATACTGCTTTTAATGGGCGAATCTACTTCTCTATAGACAACGCTCTGTTTTACACAGACGCGTATAATCCGAGAGTATATTCTCCAGCGAGTAACTTTTTTCTATTCCCCACAGATATCACCGAAGTTGTAGCGGTAGATACAGGGCTGTATGTCTCGGCGGATAAAACATACGCACTTCGTGGGTTAGACCCAGAAGAAGCAGTTTTAGAAGAAGTTGACCCATTGCCCATTATTACAGGGACTGCCACGACAACTGTTGAGTTCACCCTTCAAGATGTCGACACTTCCGGCACGCAAGCAGTATGGCGTACTAACGAAGGTGTAGTGCTTGGGCTTAATTCAGGAAACATATACAAGTTATCTAAAGAGGTTCTAGCTACTCAAGCTTTTATCAGCGGTGCTTCTCTAATCAAAAAAGTGGAAGGTAAGACTCAGTTACTAAGTTCGTTAGCCCCAGCTAATGAAGTAAACTCATTCGGTGCCTCAGATTCTATAGTTGCAGAGGTACGGAGAAATGGTATTATCATCACGTAATCTATATAGGATCTTTTAGCATGAACGAACAACTCACACCAAACGCTGTCGCTAAAGTCGGCGGCTATTTTACTTTCGAAGCCATCCGCGATGGAAAAACATTGTGGGTCGAGAAATCTGACAACATCGTCTGTAACGAAGGACTCGATTACCTATTGAATGTCGCCGTCGATGGAGCAACGCAGAAACTGTCGTGGTATGTCGGACTTTTCTCCGGTAACTACACGCCTATCGCTGGCGTTACGGCCGCTACTATTTCGTCTGCATCTACTGAGACGACTGCCTACGACGAAGCCACTCGTGTAGCATATGTTCCTGTGACATCTAGCGCACAATTACTCACTAACACAGCCAGTAAAGCTACGTTTAGCATTAACGCAAACTCTACCGCTCTGTATGGTGGGTTCTTAGTTACTGAATCTCTAAAAGGCGGAGTCAACGTCGGCGGCACTGATAAGCTCATGGCCGCAAGTCGTTTCGGAACTGCGAAGACTCTCGACGCTGGCGATCAGCTACTTGTGACATACACGCTTGGCGCTACATCTACGTGATAGCTTGTGCCGTACGCGATATATCACGGAGCGTATAAATCTGACATAACCGGGGATAGGAACAAAGCTGCTACCTATTCTCGGTTTATTCGAACTAAGTTTGCTTTCCTAGATAGTCAACGTAGGATTTCGGATGCGCCCTACATTTCACGTACGTGGAATATGGCTGATGGAGCAACGATATCCCTAACGGTTAATTCTGGGCAATTCCATGCTACTGTTTTCGTCCCCGAAGATGTAACACACGTAGCTAAAAAAGAACTTCCGCCTAAATGTTTCAGCGGGTTGCAGATACGCCCCGCATCAGATGCTGCCCCTACAGGGTGGAGTGCTCCTTTTTCGGGCCCGCTTGCTGTTACACCTATTGGTACGCCTATAGCAGATAGTGCGCATCCAGACTCTACAGCTAATGCTATAGTTCTAGGGCATAAAACAGAAGACGACGGGAGCATCACAGAAACGCTTTCGCGTGGGCTAGACCCGTACTACGGAGGGGAAGAATCTCATTATGCTTCCTTTGTACTGAACAACCACTCCTTCACTTGGGAGATGTATAGCATAGTAGAGCCAGATAGCAGCTCTAGATATATTGCGCACAGAGGGTTTTGCACTCCCGGGACACTTCATATATTTGAATGCGGGGAATATCTTACTAGTATACCCGAAGGGTATGGGTTTATTTCGGGAGTGTGCGTAACTGATGAACTAATATATGTTAGTTGCCACGATAAAATAACCTTGACTGTATTTGCTAGGACGAAGAGAAAAAAGTATACATTCCACCATATCATCCAAGATACTTTAGATAACGGGCAATGGGTCATACAGCTCCAATATACTTTCCCTGCAGATCTCTCCCCGTATTGCGTAACCACAGCGTGCCCTATACTCAAATGTATGACTGTCATGTTGGCAGAGGAAGACCCAACTATCGGGCTAGTCCCTGTCGGCCATGTTCAAATAGATCTCATAGCGAGTACTGCAAACTACGTAGAAACTACGCCTATAGGTACTATTATAGCTACTTCTACTTCCCACGCTACGTTTCGATACAACAATAACCATGTCGTAATATCCCATATAACAGATCCCGAAACGGGGTTAACTATAAGCGCTACAGCTTCTGACGATATCACTCAGGATAGTGCCTACACAGCGTCTCAGTCATCTATCCCATACTCAGA